CTAGAGGTGGCTGAAAGCGCACTAAGACAATATGAGTATGGTGGTGAGGGCTTGTTTGGAGCCTTCATGCCGTCACGCAGGGAAATCATTTCTCCAGAAGCCCAGATACCAATGGGGTATCGTCAAGGCAGGCGCGGTCCAGAAGTAATTCTTGAAAATATACCTGCTCAGTATGGCGAACCTGAAACTGGATTTGAGTACACACCAATTGTCCGTGGTGCTAAAAGCGCACTGAACGCTATTCAGGGGTTTTTCTCTGAGCCAGAAACTGCCATTGAAGCAGGCCAATCAGCGCTTCAGGGTGTCATCCAATACATGCGCGATCAGTACACGGCAGGCGCACTGGGTGGCACTACATACAATCCGCAGACAGGTCAGGTTACAGATTTCAATCCGGTTGATGCCGCTACCATGCTTGCTCCAAGCGGGTTTCTAACAAGGGCCGCTGCTACTCCCGGCTCAACTGTTCTTGGGATGATTGGTAGTAAGAATGCAAGATTCACTCCTGAACAGTTAGAAGCGATTAAGCAGTTAAAAGCGCGTGGCTGGGACACTGACCAGTTATTCCTGCATGGAACATCGGATGAAATAGATCAGCTATCAATAGCAAATACACAGAAAAGAGACTCTGGATGGGTTGGGAAAGGTGGGTATTCAACATCATCACCAGATATCTCAAAGTATTATTCCAACACATCTGCACCAACTGTTAGGGCTGCTGATGGTGGCTGGGCATCACCAAACACATTTCCATTAATAACAAAAAAAGGCAATTACAAACAATACAACCAAATGGACAAGGGTGAGATGGGCATTCTTTCCCAAATAAATCCTAATTATAGTCAAAAAATTACAGATCAAAATATTGCGGAAGGGTTTATCGGGGCAGATGTTCGTGACGTTGAAGGCAACATAATAGAAAGGGTTAATTACTTTCCAGATACAGATACAAGATCAGCATTTGATTACAGCATCCCAGACACCCCTGCACAGGGTCAATCAGCATTGCGCGACTTAAAGTAACGCTATTGCTGTGTCACTGAACACAGTGTTACACTTAGTACAGGAACGTGACCTTATTCACGGCAATTTACCTTAAAAGGGCAAGACTATGAGCGAGATGCAACCAGACGACTACGTTGAAGAAATTGATGCTGATCCCATTGATGACGATGTAACGATAGAGACTGAAGATCCTGAAGCAAGTTATGAAGGCGAACAGGATTCCGAATCATCACCGGATGCTGGTGAAAGCCAAAAGAAACAAGTTAAGTTTGATGAAGAACAGCAGCGCATCTTCGATGAGGCTATAGGCAAGAAAACCTTCAAACTACGAGAAGTAGAGCGACAGGCAGAAGCCTTACAAAAGCAGCTAGAAGAAGTGCAGGCCAAACTTCCCAAACAAGAGAGGCCAAATGTCCCAGAGGCTCCTGACCCGTTTGCTATATCTGATGAAGAATACAGACGGCAGTTGCTAGAAAGGGATGAGGCTTTGAAAAAGGCCGCAGCTTACGATGCGCAGCAACAGTACCTGCAACAGCAGCAGTATGAGTTGGCAGAGCAGGCTCGGCAAAAGCAGCAAGAGGCTTTAAACAGTAAGATTGAGAATTACGCATCGCGGGCAGCCAAGATGGGTATTAAAGCAGAGGAATTGCAGGTGGCCGGTGCTACTGTTAGCAATTTTGGCATTCAGGAAGAACTGGTCGGATTCATTATTGATGATGAGCAGGGACCACTGATCACCAAGTATCTGTCACAAAATCTAACTGAGTTGGACAATCTAAGGAATATGTCACCGATACAGGCGGCTATTAGGATAACCAACGAAATCAAGCCAAGGGCTGCTGCTCTTAAACCCAAGGTAAATCAGGCTCCAGATCCGGTGGACACGCCACAAGGCGCAGGGATTTCCCCTAAAGCCAAAGGACCAAAAGGAGCCACGTTTGAATAAGGAAATAGCAACATGGCTAACAATCTTAATAGTAACATTACCCGCCCGTTGGCGCGGGTGTTCTTGGATGCTTTCGAATCAAATCGAGTAGTAACCAAAACTGTCAACACTCAACTGCTATCTGGTCGGTTCAATCCTTCCACTGGCTCCAACGTAGACTTTAAACGTCCACATGACTACAACAGCATCCGTACTTCTGGCGGTGACATCAGCGCTTCTACTAAGTCTGACATCATTGCTGGTAAAGCAACTGGTACTGTTCAGGACTACTTCACTGTAGCCACTGAGTTCAGCAATATTCAGGAAGCACTGGAACTTGATCAGCTTGATGAGATCATCGCTCCAATGGCTCGCAGGATCGTTACTGATCTTGAGACTGATCTTGCTACCTATATGCGCAACAACTCATCCCTGAAATATGGCTCACACGGTACTGCCGTTGATGCTTGGGGCGATGTTGCTGGTGCTGGCGCTCTGATGGACAGCGTTGGTGTACCAATGTCTGACGACAAGTTCTACCTGATGAACCCGTTCACTACTACTGCTCTGGCTTCTGCTCAGAATGGTCTGAACGCTGCTGATGGTCTTGTTCGTACAGCTTGGGAAAAAGCCCAGATTTCTTCCAACTTCGGTGGAATGATGGCTCTTACTTCCAACTCTCTGAGCAGCTTCACTTCAGGTGCTGGTGCAGACCGCGCAGGCGTTCTGGCTACAGATCCTAACGTTTCATACGTTGGCGCTAAAGACACTATGCAGCAGACTCTTGATGTAAGTGGCTTCACAGCTGGCATGGTAGTTAAAGCAGGCGACATGGTAACTATTGACGGTATCTACCGCTTGAACGTTGCTACTCGTCAGCCAATGATTGATGCTGCTGGCAACAATGTCCTGTGGACAGGTGTTGTGGTTGCTGACGTTACTCTGGCTGGCGGCGCTGGTAACATCGTTGTTGCTGGTCCTGCTATCTACGAAGCTAACGGTCAGTACAACACTGTATCTTCGGCTCCTGTTGCAACTAATGTTGTAAACATCTTGAGCGCGGCTTCTACCCTGTATCAGCCAAACCTGTTCTACACTAAGCAGGCATTTGGTCTTGGTACTGTTAAGCTGCCTAAACTGTACGCTACTGACACAATTGCCACTACCAGCGATGGTATGTCAATCCGTGTTACCAAGTACGCTGACGGTGATGCCAATACTCAGAAAGTACGTTTCGACTTACTTCCTGCATACGCCACGTTCAATCCGCTATTCGCGGGTCAGGGCTTTGGTGTATAACTAAGTTAGGGATAGGGGGCTTCGGCCCCCTTGAACTTTACTATGGCGAGACCATCAAAAGGTAAGGCAAAGGTTAAGGTCACAGCTTCTGGCAAGAAGGTAAGTTATGGTCAGGCTGGAAAGGCAAAGGGTGGCGGTCCACGGGTAAAGCCGGGGACAAGTAAGGGTGACGCATATTGCGCTCGATCTGCTGGTCAGATGAGAGATTTTCCCAAAGCAGCCAAAGACCCGAACTCTCCACTGAGACTTAGCCGTAAGCGCTGGAAGTGCAAAGGCGCTAAATCTGTAAAGGGTGCGAAGTATGAATAAAGGTTTGTATGCCAATATCCACGCTAAACGCAAACGGATAAAGAACCAGAAGGCTGAAGGCAAGAAGGTTGAGCGTATGAGGAAGCCCGGTAGTAAAGGCGCTCCGACAGCAAAAGCATTCAAGCAGTCTGCCAAGACAGCATCCAGCAAGAAGAATAGAGTGACATACGAATAATGGCTACAGTAGCGCAGGTTGCAAAGGCATCACTACAAAGGATCTTGGTACAAGCATCTGAGAGTTCATTAGAACCAGATGAGTATCAGGATTTTATTTTTGCCATGAATAATTACATGTCTCAGCTAGACGCTCAGGGTGTCAGCTTAGGCTATACCGAAGTAGAAAACCTGTCTGATGAGGTTACGATCCCAGCAGGCGCTTTACGCGGTCTAATCGCTAACATGGCGATTGAAGTCTCTCCCGATTACGGTGGTGTTATCAGTCAAGGGCTGGTGGTTGCCGCGCAGCAGGGATTGCAGACTATGAAACTTCTCGGTCAGCGCATTGGTAAGACAGCGCTACCATCCACACTACCCATAGGATCAGGAAACGAAGATCAGCAGTGGGGCATAAGTGGGGCATTCTACCCAGAAACAGAGCAAGACATTCTTGCCGAAACCACAGGCGCGATTGGCTTGGAGAACAATACTAATGGTTGATAGAGCTAACGGTAGGAAGAAAAGTAATTTCGTTGCCAAAACATCTGTCGATGCTGGTGGCTACATTGATTACTTTGTAAATGGGACAAATTACAAGATTTCTTATGACAACTTTGTCTCTGGACTTGGTGTAACCGGCTCGATGGCGCAGGCTGGTCCAGTGACCGCATCACCGGTGCTTAACATTGACGGCACTGTAAATAATATTCGTGGCATTGAGGGCGGCTCAGGCATCACAACGGCAATATCTGCTGAAGATGGTGTTCAGGTATCGCATTCTTTTTCTGCTGATTCGACAGGCTCACCACTGCTTCTGGATACAGCGGCTGCAAGCCCCGTAGTAGCATCATTGGTTGCAGGAACCGGAATTACACTTACATCTACTGATAACTATGTCACCATTGAATCTATTGAAGCTGCGACATACGGGCAAGTCACAATACATGATAATGCCACAGCAACAGTTATATCTGCTACTGACACTCCTGTTCTGGTTGCTGGCACTTGGACAGCGGGGATTACTTCCCAATTCACCGCATCGGCTGCTGGAAGGCTGACGTATACCGGGACTCCAGATAGTGTTGTCATGGCTCACGCATCTGTAACAATAGAGCCTGTAGGCACTAATCAGGTTATATCTATATTCTTTGCAAAAGATGGTGTTGCTATAGCAGATTCTGAGATCACTAGAACGGTAAGTAGTGGG